GCAAACGGATCATCCCGCCTCACCCCCGCCTCCCTTGCCAACTCCATCATCTGCCGTACGCCTCCCAACATCGCATTCGCCACACTCGCCGGCCGCCCCACCCGATGCACCTCCAACCACCACCCCTCCGCATCCCCAACCGACAACCGAGCGACCAACGCATCCGCCGCGAACCCCTCCGTCAAATACCGCGAAATCCGCTCATAATAAATCCGCGTATTCGTTTTCAGCTCCGGCCGCCTCATCTGCCGATCAAGCCACACCTGCACCAACCCGCCCCACGTCGCCCGATCCCCGGGCCCGTCGCCTCTGCGCCCCGCGCGAAAACTCGCCACCTGCTCCGCCTCCGTCCGCACCCGATCCAGCTCATCCGCCAACTTTGCCCGCGCCACCTTTTTCGACGTCGTCCGCAGCGACTTCCGCACCTTCTTCCCGGCCACCTTCGCCTGCAAATAATACCGGCCCGACTTCCGATGCCGGATCAAATTCGTAATTCCCGTCGGTGCAAAATCGCTCATCCCGACCCCAAAACACCCCGAACGGGGCACCCTTGTCAAGGATAGGTGGGCAACTGCGGTGGGCAACTGCCCCGTCATGCAAAACCCCAAATAGCCCTAACCCTCTGAAAATGAATGGTGCGCGCGAGAGGAATCGAACCTCCACGGGGTTGCCCCCACATGAACCTGAAACACTCGTTTCCCGTCTGTCACGCCCGCTTCCGTTGTGTTTTCGGCATTTCCCGGCACCGTGTCACGCGATTTTTTCGGCACGGTGGGGAGGTTTTGGGCTCGTAGGTGGGCAACTCCTCATTTTTGCCCACCCCTGCGGGTCAGTCGCGGGCCACGTAGGCAATGTGCATCATGTCCCGGCGACCGCTGCCACGCTTGAACCCCACCTGCAAACCATGCTTGCGGAAGATCTCGACCGCGCTCCGGGGCATCTGGCGCGTGCCATTTGGCGCGGCTTTGCCAGGCTCCCACATCGTCCAGTTCCCATTCGCGGCGGGGTTGAGATCCAGCGCGATGCCCCAGGCGTGATCGCTGGTCGCGGTGCTGGATCGCGACGGCCGATTCACGTAGTCGCCCCCGAAGAGGTCGAGTCCGTATTTTCGGACGTAGTCCATGCCGTGCTTGGTTTTGATTTCGGTCAGGGCCTCGATCATCTTGTCGGCAATAAGCCGGTGCATCCGGATCGTTTTGCGCGTGCCACCTCCCCACGCGATCTTCATCGGCCAGGGGAGCTTGACGCGCTTGAGAGCGGCTTCTCGGCCCGGGTCGCCAAACACACGGACCTTGTCGCGATGATTCGGTTTCGGGCGCGGGACATCGGAGGATTTCCCGGATTTCCCGAGTCGCGCGGTGGCGGATTTTTTCAGCGCCGCCCGGGTCTTGGGCCCGTCCAATCCATCGGCGGGCCCGGGATCGAATCCGAGGGTTTTTAGGCCGATTTGTTGGCAGTAGATCGCGTGATCGTAGCTCATGATTTTTTACCGTTGTCCAGGAATGACCAGACCAGCGCGAAAAGCGGCGTCAGGAGACCCGCGAGCGACACGGCGCGCTCCTCATCGATCACGCCAAATGCCAGGAGCACTCCAGGGAGCAGGGAAAAACATTTGCGGAGCGCGCTTTGCAAAATGGCCATGCCCTCGTGGTGGCTCAGGGCCCAGGCCACCGCCGCGATGGCTACGATGATCCCGATGGCAGCGGTGTGCCGCTCATCGGCCATGCCAAAAATCAGTGCACCTCCGGCCGTCAAAATTTCCCGGAGGAGCCCGAGGGCCCGGTCTTTTTTCATGGCGGTCATGACTCCCAAGAGATGTCAATCAACAACGCCCGCATTTACAGTTGAGCCGCCGCGATAAATAGTTGATCCACCGTCGCCTCATCCATCCCCAGCGCCGTCGCCAGCTGCCCGATGAGGGGATGCGCCCGCTCGAAATCCCTGGCCTCCTCAAACTCGATCAGCCCCAGCTCGTTACCTGCCAGCATCCCCCGGATTGCCTCCCGGGTGATGGCCGGATCTTGCGAGGCCAGCACCAGCAAAAGCTGCCGCCGCGTCACCGATGCCGGTACCGTCCGCTGGCGAATCTCCGCCGCCGTCAGATCGATGCGCTTCCACCCGTAGCCATCGACCGTCGGCGCGGCCCGCTCAATCCGTTGCCGGTCGGGATCATAGGTCGGCGGCGGTAGGTCGGGAACGTAAGCATGACCCGGCGGCTCCGGCGGCGTCCGGCCATCGGGAATGTCGAGGGTGGCAGGGTAGCCGGAAAATGCCGGGGCGAGGTCGTTTTTGGTGGGGTTGTAGAGATAGTGTATCATTTTTATATGAGCTGAGGGGATTCGTTTGCTGAGGGTGCTGTCTCCTTGCTGTAAAATGACCGAGCCCCAGATTGGGATGTATTAGAGGTGGGTTTCAACCGCAACGAACTGATACCATTTGAATTTTGCAGTCCGGCCAGCGAGAATTCTTTGACCGCTCCGACGGCATCACAAACTACTGTTAATCCGGTCGCGATTGTTACCCACGGTCGCGCGTTGACCGATTCATATGTGGCTGACGTTTCGTCTGTTGATTCCGGCAGCGTTTGGACATCAAACGTTGTCGTCACTGATGGCACCGCATCGGACGAGGATACAATCCTCAACTTACAAGCGGATTTTTTCACGTTATCAAAACTCAGCACAATTTCCCGTTGGAAACCCACAACGGACTCATGTTTGAGAACCAACCCGCCCCCGTCATAATTTGTTGCGGAGTTAGCTCCGTCTCGAACGTATGTATCTCCTGTTAAAATTGGCGCAATCGCTCCCCCAAACCTCCTCCGATGTTTACCGATCAGGCTCATGACGTCGGAAGAGCGTTCGCGCTAACAAGGAGCGTCGATCCAATCAGAGTCGCGTAGGCGATGCCCCACTCTCCCGCGCCCAGTCCGGCAATCGCCGTCGTCAATCCCACCTCCGACGTCGTCGCGTGAGCGAATGACAGCGTATGCCCACCTGGAGCCAGCGACCGCACAAAAACTTCAACCGTCTCTCCATCATCAAGATTCGATATCGTGATTGTCGTGTCATGCGCCAGGCCTACCAATTTCGCGGTTTTACCCGCGCTCGCATCGTAGGAGATCGCCGCCGCACTCGTCAGCGGGACTGGACCCACATAATCCTTCACCGGCGTCGCACTCACCCCCAGGGCCGTCCTTGCTCCAGCTGCATCCGTCGCCCCGGTCCCACCATAAGCCAGCCCTACCGCCGTCCCCTGCCAGGTCCCCGTCGAAATCGTCCCCACGCTGGTCAGACTCGATGAAACCACCGTCGCCGCCAGCGTCGTCCCCGTCAGCGTCCCCGCCGCCGCCGGGATCGTGATGTTGCCCGATCCGTCAAAACTCACCCCGTTGATCGTCACCGCCGACTCCAGGGCCGTCGCCGTCGCCGCATTCCCCGTCGTCGATTGGTTGAGCGTCGGGAAAGTGCAATTTGATAGATCCCCACTCGCCGGAATCCCCAGCGCCGGAGTGATCAACGTCGGCGAATTCGCAAACACCAGCGCCCCCGTCCCTGTCTCATCCGAGATCACCCCCGCCAGCTCTGCGCTCGTCGTCGCCGCAAACTGGTCGAGTCCGTTACTCGTCAGCGCATCGCCGCCGCCACCGATGGCCTGCCACGTGCCGTCCCCCCGCAAAAACTTCGTCCCAATGCTCGTGCCGGTCCCGAGATAGCCAGGCGCGATCACATCTCCCTGCCAGGTGCCCGTCGAGATCGTTCCCACTGCGGTGAGGCTCGAAATAGTAATCCCAGCCGGGAGCGTGGTCCCGGCCAGATCTGCCGCACTGCCCGAGGTGGCGATGGTCGCCAAATCCCCACTATTCGCCTTGAGCCCCAGCGCCGTGCCCAGCGGAGTGTTCACAGCCGGGAGATCGACCGTTCCCGAGTCCGAGAGATCTCCGAAATCGACCACCAGCGACGGCTTGCCGGTCAGATCTGCGTAGCCCCCGCTGGTCGCCACCGCTGCCAGCGACGCCGCGTCCGCCTTGAGCCCCAAGGCCGTCCCCAGCGGCGTATTGAGCGTCGGCAGGTCCGCCGTAGTGGCATCGCTCAGCGCAGTGTAGGAGGTGGCACCGGCTCCTGATCCGGAGGGTCCGCGATTGATGATGACAGTGGCGAGAGGCATGGGTAAAAAATCAGGATGCGAGAGCGTTTCGTTTCTCTAGGATAAGCCGTACGGGCTGGCTCCAATAATCATTCCCATCCGGGTCGGTCAGCCGCACATCCCACCAAAAGACCCCCACCTCAAAGGGTGCATCTCCGGTATCAATGTCCACCCGCGCCTTGCCCCCGGCGATGGCCATGGCACCGGCCACCACCTCCGTGCCATTGATCTCATCTTTGCAAAACCGATAGGCGGCCGACCACGTCCCGTCCATCGCCACGGCCTCGCCATCGGTGTCGCGGCCCTCCACCTCGAGGTCGTAGCTCTCGCCGTAGGCTCTGCGGTCGGTCAAAAATCTCATTTCGCGGGGATCACTACAGGCTCCGGGATGCTCTCCAGAATCCGCCTCCCCTCATCATAGATCACCAAGGCGCGCCCTACATTCGCAGGCGTCACCACGCGCTCCAGTTGCGCGCACGATGAGCAGAATGTCAGCGAGAGAGCCATGGCACTGAGCTGGATGAGGCGGAGTTTCATTTCCGGCCCGGCAATGTCAAAGCTCACCGCGACTCCAGCTTCTCCATCTCGACTTTGAATTCCTGCAGGAGCGCCTTGATTTCGCGGATATTCGCCGAAGTCTCAGCCGTGTAGGAGATCATATCGCGCCGAAATTGTTTCAGATCATCCACATCCGACCTCAGATTTTTCACCACCTCCACCTGCACAAACCAGGTGCCCCCCAGCACCGCCAGCATCCCGCTCAGGGTGAAAAGGGTCAGCAGGGTTTTGAAATTCAGACTCTTAAATGCTTCGCGTTCTTCTCCGTTCATTCCGTGAGGGCTATCATGCGGGTAGTAGTCCTCATGATGGATCTCTCCACAGCATTCTGGGTCGGTTGACTCGATCATGATTACGCCATCCGCTGGCACGGTCGCGGAAATGTCAAAGCTACGGCAGCGTGCTGGAATCCACCCAGAAGGGAGCCCCTCCACCGGAGGCGAGCAACCATTGCGCCCCCGTCACGGCCGTCGGCCCCAGCGGAGCCGCCAACGTCACCCAATCATTCCCATCATGATACAGGATATCTCCGAGGTCGCCCGGCGGGAGTCCGTCAATCTCGATATCCACCGTGCCATTTTGCTCCCACAGACCATCAACCCAGCTCGCGATCAGCTCGCCATTCACCGCCAGGAATCCATTCCGCCCATTCCCCTCCACCTGGAAGACCCGGCCGACCAACCCCACCTGACTCACGCGCACTTGCGGATTGGCCGCGCGCTCCTGCACCGCCGCCAGTTTCAGCTCCAGTTCCAGCGGGTCAGGGAGCGGATCTTCATCGCCATTGATCTCTTCCCCGGTTTTCCAGAGCCCATCATTCCACTCCACAAACGGCTCCGATTGCTCGAAATCCCCCAGGAAAACTTTGATCAACCCATCCCGCTTGTTCCCGCGCACCACCACATTATCGGGGTCCGTTCGAATGATCAATTTCCCAAACTCCCGGATCAATGGGCGGAGCTTGTAGGCCCGCGCATCCTGATCCCACTTCTTCGAGATCAGCCCCGTTTCCGTCGCGTCGTTGCTCGTGTTGAGGATGCTCGGCAGGTCCCGCCAGTGGTCCAGGTGCGAGCCCGCCAGATGGTTCTCCAGCTCGGGGGCTCCGCTCGGGCCGTTGATCAATCTCGCGAGTTTGTAGTAGTAGGTGCCCACCACCCCGTCGGGAGTCTCGTCGTCCACCTTCGGCTGATAGTGGGCCGACTCGATGTCATCCTCCCCCACCTCGATCAACACCGGCTCCACCTGCGGATCATCGATGCCCACGCCGCCGTCCTCATCGACTTCCACTTTGATATAAACCGACTCCCCCACCTCGATATCAAATTCTGCCAGCTGGTCGGGATTCGCCTCATCCCACAGGTTATCCGGCTCGTGATCGATCAGGGCCTCGGTCAGGTCGGGAATCCTCTCATTCACCCGGCCCGGGGCCACGCTGATTTTATAGGTCACCGCCCCCCCTTCCGACTCCGGCGGATCGATCAGCAAGATCACCTCGAAGGGCAGGAATTTCTTCTTTTTGAACGGGATCTTCCGCTTCAGCCGCACCCGCTTCCCCTTGTTCGTCTGCACCCATTCGAAGTCGCGTTCGGAAAAGATCGTTTCCAGACCCGCCAAGGTCGCCTTGATTTTTTCGTACGTCGTGCGCTTTACGAAGTTGATTCGCCCGCGCGCTTCGGGCAGGTCATTGCGTGGTCCTTGTGGCATCAGTCGGGGGCAGCTACTTGTTTGAAAGCATAGGTGTCGGTCACCAGGTAGATGTTGCCGAATGCGTTTTCATAATCTCGCGCTTCCAGCACCCAGCCATTCGGGTGGCGAAATCTCATCGGGTCGCCGTAGCCACTCCAAATGTAGGCGGGCGATGGAGGCGCATTCGGCGGCGTCTGTTGCGTGCCGATCAGTTTCGTCTCCGGTCGCGAAGTTGTGAAGTAGGTATCCACCACCCCGAGGATGGGCTCGGTAATCAGCCACCGGTCCCCCTGCCCGCTGGGCGTCTGGATCGTGCGGAGCGTCTCCACCAGCTCCTTCGCCGTGTCATCCGGCTGGCCATCGCCATCGGTATCCAGCCCCACCGTCTCAGTCGTTTCATACACCACCGGCCCCACCGAGACCTCCTGCCCAAAGGCCGACACGCGACGGATGTTTTTCGCTGGGCCCAACGTGAGCAGGCCGATGTAGTCCAGCGTGACCTTGGAAAACCCCTCGCCCAGGTCATCCTCGCTCGTGGCCTCCAGAAACATCGCTGATCCGACCGGGAAGTAGGTCCGGAAGTCGAGATCGAAGACTGATCCATCGCTATGGTAGACCAGCTGCGCGGTATCATACTGCGCCGGGCCCGCCCGGTTTTTTCGGAAACTCTCCACGATGGGGAAGGTTCCGTGCGCGATGTTACATTCAGTGCTCATAGTAGATTCAGACAGCATTCAGCCCGCGCCAGATTTCCAAAAGGCTCTCGGATTTCTGGATCAGCTGCTCAAAGTATTTCGCCGTGTTCGCCTCGCCCACCCGCTGCCGACCGGCCGCCGCGCGCTCCCCATCCCGCTGCCGACGGATGGCATTGCCGATCCCCGCCCGCCCGATGTCCGGCACTCCTCGTAGACGCTGCCCGGCGAACTCCTGCCCGGCCTTCGGCGAGAGCTTGAACGATCCGCGCGCCACGATCTCCGCCAGATCATTATCCCGCCGCCGCCGGTCCGAGATTTGTTTTTCGAGCCGGTTCCGCTCTTGCAGCAGGGCCAGGGCGCGTTCCTCGCTCATCCCCGTTTCCTCCGCCAGCCGGGCCGCCTCCTTCCGCAGGTCAAATTCCTCCCGCAGCCGCTCCGCCATCTCGCCGCGGCCGCTCGCTTCCAGCTGCAGCGCCTTGAGCTCCACCGCCAGGTCGCGCTTCTGCCGCGCCTGCCGCTCTTCATCCTGCGCCTGCATGCGCGCCGCCTCCGCCTGCCGCGCCCGATCCTCCGCGATGCGCGCTTCCAGCTCCGCGCGACGGTCGGTGGCCTCGCGCATTTTCTGCGCGACTTGCAGCAGTTGCTTCCCAGCTGACAGCTGCCCCGCATTCCCGGCATTCGCCCCGAGTCGCAGGAGGTTCCGCGGGCTGGTATCCCCGCCCGTTTCCAGACCGGCCCGCTCTGCGATCCGCTCAGCCGCCGCGCTCAGTTGCTCCACCGTTGACTGCACCTTCGCCAGCTGCTCTTCGGGAGCCAGAAATGAGACCTCCACCTCGAGGACTTGCTTTGCCATCGCCGCCAGCTCGCTTTTCAGAGCCGCCTGCCTCTCCTCCCGGATCTTCGCATTCTTCGCACGGGCCTCCGCCGTCTCCTTCTCCACCTGAGCCCGAAAGCGCGCATTTTCGAGGGCGTTCTCATCCAGCGATTCCCGCTTGGTCGCCTCGCGATTGTATTCCGCGAGGATCTTCCGCTCTTCCTCAGCCCGCTCCGCCCGTTCCCGGGACTTGCCCTCGGCATCGCTCAATTTGTCGAAGAGATCATTCCCGATCCCCTCCCCAAGTTTGAAAAATTCCGGAATCGCCAAGGCCAGCCCCGCCGCCCCCAGGGCACCGCTCGCCCCGCCCATCTTGATCCCCGCATTGCGACTCTTCGCCGCCGTGTTCGCATTGATCGCCGCCGTCTGACTCGTGATCGCCCCCGTGCTGGTCCGGAATGCCGTGGCCGACATCGCCAGCCCTTTGAGCAGCGGCACAAACGAGATCGCCTTGAGGGCCACCCGATACCCGACGTAAAGTTTCACCAGCCCCGCCAGCGCGTCTCCATTCCGCGCGATGAATGAGGTCACGTTCCCGAGGACCACCCCCAACTGGCTAAGAGCATCGACCAACTTTTCCAGGTCTTCTTCCGAAAAAGCATTCGCCAGCCCCGCTTGGAGATTGGTTTTCAGAACCGTCAGCTGATCGTTGAAATCCTCGATGGCCTTAATTTGCCCGGCATCCAAAGTCTCAAGATTCTCCGAGATATCCTTGATCCCATCCGCCCCGCCTTTGAGCAGTGGGATCAGCTCCGCCCCCGACCTACCGAGAATGCGATAAGCCGCCGTAAAAGCCGCCGATTGATCCGTCGCATTGGCGAAGGCATCTGCCAAAATGGCCAACTTCTGATCCGGTGCCGCCCGGTTGAACTCTTCCACATTGATCCCCAGCGCGCGGAATTGCCGCACGTAGGTCTCCAGTCCGTCGCCCGCTTCCGTGCCAGCCACCGTCGCCTTCCGCAGCGCACCTACCAATTTCTCCAGGTCACTCCCCGTCAGCTCCGCCGCCAGCTTGAGTTTCTGCACCGTCTCCACCGGCAGGTCGAACTGAGCCGATAGTTTTCCTATCCGGTCAAACTCATCCCGCAGATTTGATAGCACTCCCAACCCCGCCCGCAGCCCCAGCAAACCCGCCCCAAAGGCCGCTAACCGCTTCAAGGAATCCGTCGCATCCTTGCCAAAGCTCTTCACCGACTTCTGAGCCTTCCCAAACTCCGCCCGCAGCGGCTTACTATCCGCCCGCAGATTGATTTTGATATCTTCGGCCATTCTCTATGCGTGCGATGTCATTTCTTCCCCACCAACCCGCGGGCCCAATCCTTCACCTTGTCCAGCATCCCGCGCCGCCGCTGCGCCTCCCCGGGCCACCGCATCCGGTCGCCGTCGAGCAAGCGGCTCATGTGATAGTAAGCCCACCCGCGCGCCAGCGGCAGCTCCCACCTGATAAATTGCTCCGTCCAGCCGGTGCGCGAGGAAATCACAACCACGTATTGTGCCTCCCACACCGGCATTGCTAGTTTCCCAGGTCATCCCCGTGCGTGGGAGTATCGACCGGGGCCGACTCCGCGTGGTTCTGGTGCGCCCGATTGTAGATCCGCATCGCCATCATCGTCGCCTCCTCATGTTGGCCGATCTCCACGTAATCATCCGCCCACTGATCCACCGCCGCCTGAAATTTCAGCGGGTCTCCCCGCAGCCCTTCCAACTGCGCCTGGGGCGCGTGACAGAGGAACAAAATCCGAAAAGCATCGGGAAGAAAAGTGTAGCTCGAAAGGATGCACTCCGAAATGTGCCGGGCCCCCAGCGAGTGCCGCACCTCGATCCACTGCGCCTCCCGCGCACTTGTCCACGGCCGCAGCTGCTTGCCATTCCAGCTCAGCGCACCGGCCCCGAAGGCCCCTTCCCTCGCCCGTTCCTCGCCCTCATCCGGCCCCTCGTCTTCCAGCATCTGCGGTGCCGGTTCCACCCGCCCTTCCGGCTTTTCGGCATCATACAGCCCGTCATCATAATCATTCTCAGAATCGTCGTTGCTCATCGTTTTTCGTAGTTTGAAATTCTCACATCCCGAAGTGCCGTTGCACCCGGTCCCATGCCGGATCGCTCGCATCCGCCCGCACCAGCGCGCTCTTCATCGACCGAGGCTTCTGCACGATCACCATCTGCACCTGCTCCCGCATCGCCTTGATCAGCTTTGCCCGATTGTATTGCGCCAGCATCGCATACAGCAGCGGATGCTCCGGCACCTCCGCCGCCAGCCGACCCTTTCGATAATCGTACACCAGCTCATAAACATTCGGCACCTCCATCCCCTTCCCGCTCGGCTTCGTATTTGCGAAATGAAAAAGCCGATCCCCTTTCGGCCCGGAGCACGAGAGCAGCGGCACCCCCAACGTCACCAGCGAGACCGCCAGCTCCAGTTCCTTCACCCGCATCACCACTCCCGACTTCTCCGGCAATCCCGGCAACCCCGTATCCGAATCCCGCAAGATGAATTGCCCCCCGACCAGCGGCACCGACCGTACGAACCGCCCTTGATTCACCAGGTCCAGCACCCGCTCCCGATTCCGCAGCGCGACCAGGCACCACACCATCGGATGTTTCGGAGCCTGTCGGGCCAGTTCCTTCTCGCGATACATCTTCCGCAGCCGGGCCACCTGCCGCCGCGAGTCGTCATCTTCTGCTCCCAGATAGAAGGTATAGTATTCCTTCCCGCTCTTGCCATCCACCGCCTTGTCGATGCGCACACGCACGCCCATCGTGCTCAGAGCCGCCGCCTCTTTCGTGTCACGCGTCGCGGACCATGTTTCTTGTGCCATGAAGTAAAGGAATCGTCAGAGATAAAAAACCTCCCACCTCAGCAGAACCGAGATGGGAGGTTGGATCAACACACAATCACGAGACAAACGGATGTTGAACAATCTTAGCCTGCGCCTTGCACAGGTCCTCATTGGAAAGCTGTAGCACCGGGTCCTCCATCACCAGCACCCCGTCGGCCGGGTCGAATCCGTAGATCGCCCCCGTGTAGTTCGCGATGCTCGCCACCGCCGTCCCAGGATGGATCTTGGACAGGTTGGAGGCATCATCGGCCACGTCCGCCGTGGCCACATACCCGTCAAAGTCGAAAGTCAGGGTCGGGTCCTGATACCGCAACCCCTCCGTGCACCCTGCCGAGCCTTTGAAAATTTTCTTCTCCCGCGTCGCCGAAATGTTCAGGGAATTCACGAGAAGGCCGATCTCATCCACAATGTCGCAGCCTTCGCCGCTGGGGAGTGAGCCGTGGTCGATATTGCAGTCAAATGCGGGCATGTCGCAGGCGGCGGAATGTCAAATCACGGGGGCCAAAATACGTTTCAAAATTCATTTCGCGCAAATGGCAACGTCTCCGTCTCGAAACATTGAATTGAGCGGACATCCAGCACCGCGGCAGACGCAGGGGCCGGATTGGCGGCGGTGATCGATGCACAGACGGTCCCGTTGCTCGTCCCACCACTCGACCCCTCGGGAGCACCGACTAGATCGATTTGTTGCCAGACCGCATATCCCGTGGCGCCTGAGTTATGCTGAGTGTAAAAAAGTGAACACAAATCCCCTTTGGCAAAAATGAGAATCTTAATGTTTGGAGCCGTATTTATAGTTGTCCAATCCCCCGTCGCCTGAGTGCCGGTAGCATCAATCGCCACGACTCGTAGTTCATAGCTCGAGCCGACTCGCCGAAACTCGAACCCGAAAGCAGCATCGTCAAAATCCGTTCCCGATGTCCCTACAGACACCCGGAAAATGTGATCTTCGGTGAACGCCGTATTATCGAAATCCACCAAGATCCCCCGATATTTTTCGGTCGCCCAGTTGATGCTATTCGTCGTGCTGAGGACCGGCCAAAGCAGCCGAATTGCCGCCTGACTATCAGCCACCGCAGCTGCTGTCAGGCGTTGGTAGCCAAACCAGTTCTCCACCGTCCCCGAGCTCACTTCGGTTTTTTGGGCGGCGGAAAGCTCGAACGGAGGGAAAAGCTTCCGACTCGTCTGCACCAGCGCGGGCACCGCCTGAAATTCCATGACCGAGCGAGCCTGCCCGCCCGGATCAACACTTCTGGATCGATCCTTGTTCCCGAGAATTTTAGCAACTTGATCCGCGATGAATTGATTTCCTGCCGAATCAAAATGAATGTAGTTATCTCCTACGATTCCATATGTTGTCTCTTCAGGCATCAGCTTGTGAAGCGGAACCAAGAAATCATAGTTTTCCGTGTCCGCCAGAATCAGCCTGTTCAGCTCTTCCTGCCTCTGCTCAGCCTCCGTTATCCCGGCCGCAGCAAAAGAGTGTTGCGGAAGCGTGAACGCCACGACTTCAAAACCCAACGCTTTCGCGCTGGTCCAGAGAGTCACCAGGTTCTCATAGATCTCCCTTGGCGATTCGACGCTCCCCGAAATCTGGAACACGTCATTGACGCCGACAAGACACATGTAGAGCCCTCGCTCATCCGATCCCGGAGCCAACGGATTAACGTCGACCGAGAAATCAGAGACACGGTCCCCCGATTTCGCCCCTGACACCGCCACACTCGTTACCGTTGCGAGATCGAATGGTTTGATTGATCCCAGCAGAGTCGGCCAAGTCCCTACCCCCGACCCAGTAGACCTCGAGTCCCCATCCACGACGATAACGTCGTATTTTGGGTGTGCCACCGCCTCCGGCCAATTCTCAGCCAGCTGATCTTTCTGAGTTGGCGTCAAAGTTTGCGGATTTTTATAGCTCAGATACCCGTTGAAGTTGCTGACATCGACCAACATCCAAGCCATCCCGCTCCAAATATAAAACAGCTCATCCCCTGTCAGATAGCCCAGATCCCCCACCTTGGGGGCGGCCAGGGCCGGGTCAGGATTCAGCGTTAGAGTCTCCTGACCATTCTGATCCGGGACCAGCTCCAGGCCACCAGGCCACGCCACCGCTGACGTCAATTTCCAAACCAGATCCGAGCCCGTCGAAGGGCCGCTGTAGGTCAGTCGCCAGTCCCCCGAGTCTCTGTCCAGGACCAATGTTCCACCCTCCGCCAGAGCCACATCATAGCTCGGGAACCCCTCACTATCAGTGCCCGTATAAATCAGATTTTCCGTGACAATCGGATCGCCAAGATCATCAAAAACCGTCCCCGTGATCGATACCTCATCGGGGAAAAAATGAGTCGCCGCCGTCCGCACCGGCTGCACATTTCGATTTGCCAGTTGCGCCGTCAGCCAAGTCTCCGGATTCTCAAGCTGCGTCGGCGCATCTTGCCCCTCGTAGACCTCCGGCCGCACCACCATCGGAAACTGCAAACTTTTTCGCCCTCCGTTATCATCGCTCACCTCGATCTCCGCCACGATCGTTTTCGCCCCCACCGGCGTCGCCTCCAGGTGCGCTACGAGCTCCGTCGTATTCAGATCCACCTCACCTTCCCACACCCCCGCGCTCACCTCGGTGAAGGTGTCCGCCAGGAAGAGCAGGTCCGTCCCCGGCGGCACCGTCGCCGGGCGGCCCGAGAATCGCAGAGCCGCTCCGCTCCCCGGGTCCGCCACCGACAGCACATCCGCCTCGCCGCGAGTCCAGAAATAAAATCGCACCGGCATCTTGTCCCCGCTCACCACATCCGGCGCAGGATGTCGCAGGTTTGAATTATCCCCCGAAACTATCAGCACGGTCCCAAAAGACCCGCCCACATCCACATGAAAATCCTGCCTGATCTGCCACGCCATACGAGATCACCCCCATGTCAAACCCCCTCCCTCATCCTTCATCCTCCCTCCCTCATCCTTCATCCCTCATCCTTCATCCCTCATCCTTCATCCTTCATCCTTCTTCACCAATCCCACCTCGCCGCCGCCTCTGCGTAGCTCACCGGCGGCTTACCCTGCCTCTTCCTCACCGCATTATGCGCCGCCCATCCCCATCGCGTCGCCTGCATCCAGTCGCGCACCTCATCCGGCGACTGCCGCTCACACCACGTCTCGAAATGCCCCCAGCACTCCGCGCACCCCGTCGCCGGAGAATGCACCGGGCTCAGCACCTCGCGCATATACCGTACGTAACCCAGCCACGCCCCGCGCGAAAAGACCAGCTCATGCCCCAGCGCGTGCAGCCCTCCCCACATCACCGCCCCGTAGTCAGCCGGATCCACGCTCGCTTCCAGATCATCCATCATCCCGCAAATTCCTCCACCCACACCTCCACCGGCAGCGTCCACTGCCGCGACCGGTCGCCCTCGATCTCCGACCGCACTCCCAGCGGCCGCACCTTCCGCACCCAGAAAAGTTTTTCCACCGAGAAATAATCACACACCTCCTCCATCGCGCACCCCAGCTCGCTCCAGATCAGCCGCATCGTCTCCGATGCTTTTTCGACTTCGCTATCATCCAGCTGCATCATGATCACCACCTCCAGCGTCACCTTGCTCAGCTTCGGATGTTCCAGCTGCTCCACCTCCGCGCGCACCACACAGGCCGGTTTCGCGATCTTCCCCACGTCCCCCTGGGCGTAGAAAGTCACCGCCAGCGGCAGGTTCTCAATCCTCCGCAGGTTCTCCGCCAAGCGACCCGTGATCGCCGTCTCGATTGTTTTGTCCATCATCATCATCGCCCGCGTCCAAATGTTTTCCGGTTCTTCGCCTCAATCGCCTTTTCCATGATCTTGCCCATCCGCCGCTCCGTCCGCTTGATTGCCCGACCCATCACCGCATCCCCGAGGGCCCGACGTCCGTGCCGCACCTTCGAATAGATCACCACCCGAGGCCGTTCGCCGCCGCGCACCCCGGCTCCCCCCAGCGAAAGCCCCGACCCCGCCGCTATGACCCATTTCGGGAATGCCGCCTTCGTCGCGCCCGTCCCCGTCGTCACCCGCAGCCGCCCCCCGACGCCACGCGCCGCCTGATACCACCCCGCCTTCGCCATCCCGATCCGCTTGAGCTTCCGCTTCAGCAAGGCATTCACCCGCGAGGGAGCCGCCAGGGCGATGGGCGGCCCGTTCAGTTTCCCGTCTCTCCGTGCTCTTTCGTACGCCGCCTCATCGACCGTGCGCGGGATGCCCCGCCGCCGCATGATCCGCCCGGCCCGATTGTAGTCCCCCTTCTTGTAATGATACCAAAACGCATCAGCCGTCTCCTTATCAAAAACATGCTCCACCAGCTCATAGATTCTCCCCCCATTCGCCGGGCCCAGCTGATTCGCCGGGAACATCCGCCGCAGGTCCCGCTCGATCGATTTCGCAATTCCCCGCCGCGCCCGCTCCCCGAATCCCACCGGCGCCGTCTCAAAGGCCAGGTCGCGACACAGGCTCCGCGCCTGCGTCTTCAGCTGCGTCAGAGCCTCCTTCGCCAGCCGCTCCGGTTGCCGCGTCATCTTGCCCGAGATCCGCTCAATTCCCGAAATCTTGAAATCCACATTCATGCTTTCACCGCCGCGCTACAGCGGAAGACCCACGCCCCCTCATCCGCCGATTGTTCCAAGATCCGCATCTCTTTCGGGACATTCGCATCCCGATCTTGATAGGTCAACAAGGTCCCCACCTCCCACGGTGCCCCGAGGTTTCCTTTCGCCACTCGCACCACCACGTCCAGCTCATCCAGCTCCCCCCCGTCATCATAGCGCGAGGCATTCCGGAGCGGACTCGTCGCCGCCGCGTAGCTCGTGCCATCCACGGTCACAGTCCCCGGGAAAAGCCCTTCCAGCACCTCTTGGGACTTGGCCATGAACTTCTGCAATCCGGCTAACTTCACACCACCGGCGGAGAGTCAAAACGAAAAAGCCCCCGCCGGTTCAATCCGGGGGGGGCTTTGCGGGTGATGCGCCGCGCAATGCGCGACTTATTGGGAAGATTTTTTCGCCTGCTTCTTAGTCGGAGACTTATCCGACTTCTCGCTTTCGGCGGTCGCTTTCTCAGCCTCCGCCTTGACCTGCTCCGCCCGGGCCACCTCCTCTTCCGATTGGAAGTATCGGTATTTATGAGGCTGCGGGAAACTCAGCATGGTCCGCAGAGTCCCCTCCGGAGGATTGTTCAGAGCATCGCGGGCCGCCTCACCATCCGTCCCCAGGTAGAGCATTTCCGGTTTGGCCGACTTGTCGCGAGATTTATATCCGAGAACGAGATTGAGCATATCAGAATCAGGGTTGCCACAGCACGATGCCATGACGTTGAAATTTAGGCGGTGACCAGGCGGTGCCCGGCGTAATCGGCCACGGCTCCATCGGCCCCCCCGGCGGAGCCGACTGCCCAACCCCACATGAGCGTCACGCTCATGAAGACGTGGAAAGTCCCCGGCTGCTGCCAGGTGATCCCAAGAAGGGTGATCCCGGTCGCCGGGTCGGTGATGGTTTCGAAATTCGCCGTGGGCGGAGCACCAGTGCTCGACCGGATCGCCTCGATGTCGTTCGGCAAACCGGTCTTGATCGCCATCGCCCGCGGGTCCATCGCGAACCCGCTGAGATTTTCCGAGTTCCCGGGAAGGTCCGGATATTCCATGACCTGCTCAAACCCCGCGACGTTCCGCAGCAGCCCGAGGGCGCTGCCCGCCGTCTGTTGACCGTAGTAATCGCGGCTCGCAATGCGGGGATCCGCGTCGAGGGCCTCGAACGCATCGCTGTTCACGATGGCCGTGCGCCCGGTCGTCATCGCACCTACGGTGTTCATCGCTTTCCGGATTTTCCCGAGGGTGTCCCGGTCGGTGTTGGCGATGGTTTCGATGGTGTTTTCCGAGAAATTCGCATCGACGATCTTGGCCAGTCCATCATCCACGATTGCCTTGCCGAGGGCCGCCCCCGATTCCCCGATCACCGCCTGATAGACCTCTTTCTGGTCCTGCAAAGCCTGCAGGTATGAGACCTTGATGGGAACGTGTTTGTGAGCCGAGATCGTCACCTCGCGGTCTTCCACGAGCGTATTGGCCTCCACCGCATCCTTGCCGTAGCCGGAAGCGTGTGCGTAGTCGTAATCCTGCACCGTCGGGCGCTTCGCGATATGAGCCACCGCCGTCTGCCCTTTTTTCAAAGGCTCGGAGGTGAAATCGGTCGCGACTCGCGAGAGAAGCGGAGCTTGAACCGCAATCGCACTGGCGATGTCGGCGAGAATTTTTTTGGTCGGAGTGAGAGTAGCCATGACTTTTTAAGAGTGAGATTTTGAGAAGTAGGAGAATCGTCGGAGTTACTCGCTTTCGAGCTTGTTGATTTTCTGAGCGATCAGACCGGCCGCCAGCGGGTCGTCGGTGCGCTCCAGTTGCGCGTAGAGTTGTTCCAGCGTCTCGCCCGGCTCTTCGCCCTGACTCGACTCTTCGGGGAGATTGCGCTCCGGGATTCCCATCTGCGCAATCTCATCGGTCACGCCCTGGGCCACCGTAGTCGCCTCGGCTTCCAGCCGGGAAAGCTGCGCTTCGTATTCCGAAACGCGCGCTTCCGCCGTCTCTGCCCGCTGCACCGCCTGATCGCGCTCGTTCGTCAGAGCCTGCACTTGCGCTTCCAGCTGCGACGCCCGCGCCGTGAGATCATTCGCCCGAGCCTGCAGCCCGCCGCGAGTTTGCAAAATCGCCGCCACCCGCTCCGAAACCGTCGGGGCCCGTGGCGGATCGTCCTCGGCATCCCCCTGGGAAGCCTCCGGTTCATCGGGATCATCTCCCTCCGCAGCCCCACCGGCCACAGGTGCAGCAGGAGCCACAACGTGAAAAACATGGAAAATCGGAAAGAGCAAAAACAGAAAGGGCAGCAAGTGCATAACACCCGCCACGTTTTGTCAAAAATCGCGAACAGGTCGATGCACTCGACCCGCTACGCGGGCGCGTGATCTTGGCTGTTCTGCTCTAAATTCAGAAGCTGGCCGAAGATCGGTTCCATAGCGTCAACGTGCCCTTGAAGGCGTTTTATTTCTTTACGCGACCGGAAGATCGCGCAGCTCATCGCTTCGGCATAGGCTTCCAGCTCTTGGGGCGTCGTGGGTGATTTCCACTCGGGGCGCTTCTCACATTGGCCAGCGGTCGCACATGATTTAATCGTGCTTGCGCAGCACCCAACGCAGTTCACCCACAAGGCAGAACAAGGCGGTGATGCCAAGCCCTCTCCCGCTGGGAGTTCGACTTGGCGTTCTGGTGGTGATTCGGTTTTAGTTTTCATGATCTGTTTTCGTCGGAGGGCTGGCATACCTCGGCGTTCTCAATCAAAAACTCACACTCAAAAGCGATAATCGGCGGAGGCTCCATCATCCGCACCGTCTCCCCACGAGGCGCGATCCGCCTCAAACATCTCTCGCATCCTTCCCGCCATCCCTCATCCGGATCATCACTTCCCACGCCGTCACACCGGGCCACATCGGCCGCCAAACTCCCCTCACTCATCACCCCACCAAATCAGCCACCAACATCGGCAACGTCTCCGCGAACCCATCGACCAGCGACCCCTCAACCTCCTTCGCCTGCCACGTCTGCCCCTGCATCTGCTCATCACTCAGAGCCCGCCGCGACCGAACGAAATTCTTGAACTGTCCGTCCACCACCGTCAACCGCTCCCGCAGGTGCGCCTCCTCCTCATCGGTCCACCGCTTCCCGGGCATCCCAATCGCCTTCAGCGACCCACTCGCGAAAAGTTTCAACTCCAACCCCTCATCCTCCCACTGTTTGCTCGAATCAACCCCCGCCATGATCGTCGAGATCGATCCCACCACCGCCGCCCGGTCCGCGTAGATCGTATCGCACGCCGCCGCCAGGTGATATCCCGCACTCGCACACAGACTTTCCGAGTAAGCGATGACCGGCTTCCCCGCCTCGCTCACCTCCCGGATCGTCGCCGCCGTCTCTTCCAGTCCATAGGCCAGTCCGCCCGGCGTGTTGAAATTGATCACCACAATCTCCGCGTCATCATCATCGCGCACGTTCCGCAGCTGCTCTTGCAACAGAGCCGAATCCGCCATCCCGAGATACTGCATCAGTGGCGAAATGTTCCGCCCAATCGGTCCGCGCACCGGCACCACCGCCACCGGCCCGACCAACTCCACCTGCGGATAAAGCGGGCCCAGGAATTTGTGCACGTAGCCCACCTTATCATCCGCCCGTTGCTCGAAATCCTGCACCCGCTGGATGAGTTGAGCCAGAGCCTGCGGCATGATCGCCCACGGCTCGGAGTAGAGTTGAGTCGCGAAAGTCTGGTCAATCATCGGTTTCATCATCTTGAGTGTTTGTCGTAGTTTCCCCGCTCACCGCCGCCCCTTGCCGCGGCCGGAAGACCTCATCCGGATCCACTCCCTGGGCGCGGCATTCTTCGCGGATCGTCTTCCTCTCCAAAATCTTTTGCTTCACCTGCTCCTCCCAATCCTTCCCGCGCTGCGCGTAGAAATCGGAGAGCGTCGTCATCCCCCCATCGTAAAGGTCCAGCTGATCTTTGTCCCGGCTCCGGTCGATGGTCATGCTCTTCTGCCCGATCCAAGCGACTTTCCACCACCGCTCATCCCGACACGGTCGCAGCCGCCCCGCCTTCATTTCTTTGGCCAGGTGGTAAATGTAATGCCGCGAGGCCCACGCCCGCAACGGCTTCTGCCGCGCCGCAATCCACCGGTCCAGCCGCTCCATGAGAAAACGCACGCCCGGACCATTCAGCCCCGACAGCTCCCAAATGATCTCCGGAGGGCACCCGGTCCCCAGCGCAATGTCCCGGATCAGGTCCCGGATCAGATCTCGGATATTTGGATGCGGCCGCGCATCGTGCAGGATTTTGAAATCCTTCCCCTTCGGCAGGTCCGGCACCCCACCGCCGCCGCCTCCTGCCCAGACCTCCGCCGAATTGAACGCATCCCCCTCGCTGTTCTTCTTCGCCACCATGTTGTGGCCAAGTCCGGGACGTTCCCGACTTCCCTTCTCGTCCGAGTTTGTCAGGTAAGCCCCGAAGAGCCCCGCCGTCTTGATCGCGTGTTTCGTATCGGCCCAGACTTCCGTTATATCAATCGCGTGGTTCACCGCATGGGCCAACGGCGGAACCGACCGATGGTGCCCGCAGCTCTGCCAGTCGCCAAAGTAGATCACGTCCCGCGCATCCAGCTGCCGCACCCGCCCGTCTTGCGACGAAAGCCCGTAGCGCACATGCCGACCCATGTTATTCGCCTGCACCCCGTCCAACCAGGTCGGCCCCGACTCCTTCGGATTCGCCAACCGATGCGCCTCGTAAAATGCCACCCGCGCACCGCCCGTCGGTGTCTCCGTCAGAGCCGTCAGCAACTCCCCGTCTCTCAGCCAGGACCGGGTTTGCAGCAGCTGCGCATCGTAAACATCGAATTTTCCCGACGCATCAAACACCAGCGGAGTCCCGGCCCGGGCATTGTAGTTCACCTCCGCCGCCGCGTTCCACTCCTCATCCCCCGTCCGCGCCTGCGGCATCAGATAGCCCACCAGATCCGAGAGACCATTCACGATCCCCTTCATGAATCCGACGTTCTTCGTCAGCCACCGCACCCGGCGGATCAGCTCCTGCCGCGAAAACGAATCCAACTCGATCCGCGTGTCCAGCGTGCTCCAATCGACATACCCCCTGCGCTCCGACCAATTCGCCCCATCGTAGCTCGACCCGAAGGCGAACGATTGCGGCTCCACCGCCTCCGCCTGGGTCGCCGGTTTCGGAGCCGACGAGCGTTTGTTTTTCCTGCGCTTCGCCATCTCTTACGTGCCGACCCGGCGAAATGAAAAATCGTAAAAAGCCCCGCCGTTACTCGGCTTCGCCACCCCACCAGCCGCCGCCGCTTCCAGCTCTTGCAGAGCCACCTCGCACGCCGCCATGATCTCCTCCGGGTCCCCCGCGATTTGCCCGGCCGTCCCCCCACCTTCGAACGATCCCGAAGTGATCACCACCTCCGTTTTCCGTTCTGACATTGCCGTCCCGGCTTTTTCATAAGCCGCCGTAATCGCCGCCTCAGTGGTCAAAAACCGTTTCACCCACGCCAGAATCGTGGAGTTCGCCCGAATGCTCATCGGGGACAGCGCAATGTCAAACCCCCCCGCGATCAGAACAGGTCGATGCAGGAGACCGCTACCGCGGCTCCCGATCTTTGCTGTTCTTCACGCCGCCTCATCTTCATCTTTCCTCGCCGCCAACAACACCGGCGAAACAATCGACCACTGCGGCAAAAGATATTTCAGAGTATCCCAAAAATCATTCTCTCCCTTCTTCACCCATTCCCATTTCTCATGCCCGAAGCTGTTCTTTTTCTTCACCGGGATTTCCTGCGTCAGCTCTTTGAGAAACGCATCATCCTCATCCACATCCGCCGGTAGATAGAGCGGCACAATCGACGCCTGCTTTTTCGATGAGTAGTGATTTTTCCGCAATCTGAAAAGCAAATCCCACTTGAACATCGGATCGTTCACGTGATAGGTCATCACCTCTTCCCCTTCGTGCCACGTCTCCGAAGTCGTGATCATCGTATCAATCTGCGTCCGGCCCCGGCCTTTCACCGGATAAAACCGATCCCCGTTCGCCAGGCAGAACTCCCGCACCGCCTTCGTATCATCCCCGTTCCCCTCATCGATCAGCCCGCACTGCACCGTCATCTCCCGTCCGGCCACCACGAGCGGCACATCCGCAAACTCTAGGATCTCCTCAAAGTTCACGAGCGTGTCCCAATCGATCACGTAGATCTCGCCCGACGCCGCGAAGATCGCTTTCGTCGCCTTGTAGCAGTCCCTCTGCACATCCACCGCCATCGCATAAAAGAGCGGATCGATCCCCACCGGCGGCTCTCCCCTTTTGTAAGCCCCCTTCAAATCCAGCAGCTCACTCGTGGAAACTCCCCCTCCGGCCCGCTCGTAAGCCAGCCCCCGACGGCCGTTCATGAACCGTTCCATCTTCGCCGGATTCCCGTCCGCATTGATCCGCTCAATCGCCAACTGCCCGAACGTCACAAACCTCGAGTAAGCATCCCAAATGTGCACCGACCGCACTCCCGGCGGAGCCTTCGGATTCGTCGCCCGATATTGATACCGCAGAAGAGCCGCCGCCTTGTGCTTCTCTTCAAACCGACCGCCGCACAACTCGCACTTGAAATACGCACCCTCCGCCACCTTCTCCAAATCCAGATCCCCCGCCAGGTCGCGAAACTCCTTCGTGTCGTAAACAAAGTTTTTCCACTCAAGCGGGGCCATCGCCTCGCAATGAGGACACGGCAAATCAATCACCTCCCGAGTCCCCTTCGCGTGCTCCACCGTGATCAGCCCCGAATCCCCCGGCGTCGAAAACCCGATGATTTTCGCATCCCGAGGTCGCTTCACCCGCTCACGCGCATGGTCGGACGTCGGGGCCCCCTCCACCAGCGGATGCTTATCCAGCTCATCCAAGATCGCCAACACCAGCGACTTGTTTGCCCAGGCCCCCGTCGAGTGCGCCCCCATCAGATAGACCGTGATCCCCGAGAGGAAATAGGTCAGATTCGAAAGCTCGTCATCCTCATCCCCCTCAACCTCCGAAAGAATCCGGTTCGAAGTAATCCACTTCTTCAGCCGCGTCTTCGACAACTTCCTCGCCTCATCCAGCGAATCAATGGCATAGGCCACCTGCCCCGACCGGTGAACAATCATCCAACAAATCAAGATCAAGATCGCCATCGTGAACCCCACCTGGGAACTCTTCTTAATCCAAAACTCCCCCTTCCCCGGCCGCTTCGCCCACTCCAACACCTCCCGCACATACGGCGTCAGCTCGCTCGACCAATACCGATCCGCCCACTCCTCATTCTCCGTCCGCGGCACCTTCAACGTCCGCTCCGCCCACTCCCACGGCTCCTCTTCCGGCTCCGGCTGATACACCCCGGCCAGCACCCCCGCCACCCATTCCGTCACCGCCGTCACGAAAACACCTCCTGATTCAGCAACTCGAAAACCTCCCGAACCTGACTTTCCGACAACATCGATTTCAGCACCGAAACAATCTGCCCGTGAAAAGTCTTCAACTCCGCAGCCACCTCTTGCTTCGGCACCAGCTTCCCTTGCGCCTGCAGCTCTTCCCGCACCTTCGTCGAAACCGACGTCATCCGTGAAATTGTATCCAGCCACGGCTTCGCCTGCCCTGGATCCGTCGCGCGCTTCGCCAGCTCCACCTCCACCTGCTCCAACCGCTCCAACGCACCTCCCAGACCCGTCTGCTGATTCGTCAGATTTACCACCGGCGCGGGCCGAGGCTCCACCTCTTTCGGTTCCCGGGCCACATCCACCGCCGCCTGCACAATTCCCGGCGGACACCGCAGCGACATACACCGTGACCACCAAGCCCGCATTTCCCCCGGCTGATCCAGCGGCAACGGATCATCCCGATCCCGCCCGATCTTAACCCACCGCTTGATCGTCCGGGGCGACGCCCCATACCGCTCCGCGTAAACCGCGTAGCTCTCATCGTAACCGGTGACCGCCGCCCGCCCGCTCCGCGCGCGCCCAGCCCCCGCCTCCAACAGCTCCTCGCCCATCCCCAACAGCCAAGTGTCAAAGGGCCAAACAAAAAACACACACTTCTCCCTCTTTTTGGCTGGGCCCTTCCCTT